CACTTATCTCATCTGATGCACACACTTCGTGGGACAATCAACTGGCTGGACACTGTGGAGGATCATTTCAAAAATGCTGTTTGATACCAAAGAGCTTCTGAACCAACTGGAGTATGTCACTCCGGGCTTGGACAAGAAAGAACTTGTCGAACAATCGTCCTGTTTTGTCTTTCGGAAAGGACGGGTCTGGACGTTCAACGATGAGATTGCCTGCTCCATCAAATGCGATCTGAAAATCGAAGGAGCCGTGTTTGCCGAAGACCTGATGAAAATACTCCGGAGCCTGAAGGACGACCGGATTTCCATCGAGGTCAAGGAATCGCGCAACAAGATGCTCATTCAGGCGAAGCAGGCACGGGGAGCGACCCTGTTCTCCAAGGACATCCTGCTACCCATCGACGTGGTTGAAGTCCCTAAGACGTGGCGTCCCTTGTCGGAGGAGTTCATCGACGGGCTGAAGTTAGTGCATACGTGCGCTTCCAGAAAGACGGCGCAGGCAGAACTGACCTACGTTCACATACACCCGGAGTACCTCGAAGCCTGTGACGGCGTGCAGGCAGGTCGGTATCTTGTGGCGATGCCTATGAAAAATCCGTTCCTTGTACAGGAAAGTTCCCTGAGACACGTTCTCACGATATCCCCCAAGCAAATCGGACTGACGCCCCGGTGGGTGCATTTCAAAAATGCGGACGGGTTCATTATGAGTTGTCGCCGCAACCGGGATGTGTACGAAGAGTTGGGAGACCTTTTCAAGGTCAAGGGCAAATCTTTCACGATGCCCAAAGGACTCAAGTCGGACATTAGCATTCAGGAGTGGCTGGCGTCCCGGACAGAGGACCATCGGATTATGGTGACTCTGGAAAAGGGGCATATGCTCGTCCGCGCAGATACGTCCGCTACGTGGTGGGTGAAGCGCAGGCGGGTCCGATACGATGGTCCCAAGCTGACGTTCCTGATCGACCCCAAACTTCTCATTGCCATTACGGAACAGTTCGATGACTGTGAGATTACGGACAAACGATTGCTGGTCGATTGCGGGCGTTTGAAATATGTCACCGCACTGGGCGTGGCTCAGTAAAAACACAGAAAGAAAGTATACATGGAATCAAAATTAGCATGATTAAAGACGGATTCTGGCCAGAAGAGAAGCGATTTACCAAGCCCGTGCGTGACCCCTATGTCGCCATGTGCGGAGCGTGCGGTCTGTCCAAGCACTGCAAGAGCCCGAAGATGCCGCATACGGGGCAGGGTCGAAAGCGGATACTGTTCATCGCGGAAGCCCCCGGCGAAGAAGAAGATCGCAGGAATGTCCAGCTCATCGGACAAGCGGGCCAGTTTTTAAGACGCCACTTGGCACAACTTCATGTTGATCTGGATGTTGATTGTTGGAAAACAAACGCTGTGATTTGCAGACCTGTCAATAATGAAAAGCCGACGAGCACGATGATCAACGCCTGCCAAGCCAACGTACTCGCTACGATACGAAAGACGCATCCACATGTGATCGTTCTGTTGGGCGAGTCTGCAAACATATCACTGCTCCCGCTGATCTGGGATGGTGATCCCACACCTGTCGGGAAATGGGTAGGCTGGACGATACCTAGCCGCCGATTTAACGCTTGGGTATGCCCTACCTATCACCCGTCTTTTATCATACGAGCTGGTGATAATGCACTGGAACTACTATTCCACAAACACTTGGCCAAATTTATGAAGCTCCGGGGCAGGCCATACAGCGAAAAGCCCGTACAGGAAGAATCCTTCGTCGAGTGTATCTACAGGCCCGCAAAAGCAGCCCGGCTCATTCGTGAGATTACAGAGGGCCGTGGTCCTACCGCCTTTGATTACGAAACAACCTGCCTGAAACCGGATTGGGGAGAAGAGGCGAAGATCGTCAGTGCATCCATTTGCTGGGGACATAACAAAGTCGCTGCCTTCCCCTTCTGTGGGGACGTTCCGGAAGCGATGCGGAGCTACCTTCGCTGCCCTCGTCCCAAGATCGCATCGAATCTGAAATTCGAAGAGAGGTGGTCTCGCACCAAACTGAATACCCGTGTTCGTAATTGGTACTGGGACACGATGCAGGCCGCACATGTGCTAGACTTCCGCAGAGGCATCACATCAATTAAATTCCAAGCGTTTGTGCTTTTAGGAGTCGGGCAATACAACGATACGATTAAACCTTACATTGAAAGCAAAGGAACCAGCCACCTCAACCGTATGGCCCATGCTCCTTTGAACGAACTGTTGGTTTATAATGGACTCGACTCTTTGCTCGAATACCGTGTCGCTAAGATACAGGTCAACGCAATGAGAGAAAAATACAAGGAATAATATGTTCTTAATCCTTCAAATAGTTTCTTTCGCTCTCATATTTTTGGATCAAGAGGACGCCCATTGGTGGATGATGTGTGTCGCTCTACTGGAAATTCCACAACAACTTCACAGAATCAGAAAATACTCAGAGATAACTCATGATCGATACAGAACATAGATGTGAAGCAACAATATACAGCGGATGGGCATCCTACGCCTGCGGCTGTAACGCCAAACTTGAACATGAAGGCAAGTGGTATTGCAAACGGCATCATCCACCAACGATGGCAGAGCGCAGCAGGCCAAGAAAAGAGGCCAGAGAACTGAAGTGGAAAGCTGAACAAGACGCACGTACACGTAGCACGTTGTTACAAGGCATGGCCGCATGCATCTCAACCAAGGACCTTGCATCCTGCAAGATCGTCAAGATCAAAAAGTAAGTACTGGGTAAATAAAAACCACTTATCATGAAGGAGTCACAGTATGGAAAAGGGCAGAAGTCTCGAAGATTTGTTTGTAGGCAGAAGTTGGTTCTTTCGCACGGTGACGTATCACATCATCGGACGAGTCACTGCCGTCATCGGTGGCAAGTTGCTGTTGTTACAGGAAGCAAGCTGGGTCGCTGACAGCGGGAGGTTCTCGAATGCCATCAAGGAAGGCACCCTGAACGAAGTCGAGCCACTGGGTGACTGGGCGGTCAACATAGATTCCTGTACGGACTTTGGTCCGTGGATTCACGCACTTCCGACAGAGCAGAAGTAAGGATCATGATGTTTAACAGACCCCAACAAGCGATATCATTGTCTGAGTCACGATCACGAACGTGGCCACGGCCCCAGTCTGTATCAAAGGCGGGGAGGTGGGCCAATTCTCGTCAGCGATCATACCAAAGGTCCAGCTCGTACTGGCCACTCTCTAGGTCGCACTCATGGGCGAGGGGTGGGTATTATGAATACTCATACTCGTTGGCCTCCGAGCGGGTGACATCATGAACAATGCAGTGACAGGTTGTTGCAAGTCTTGGTCTTGGTCTGGGTCTAATTCTGGGTCTAATTCTGGGTCTTGGTATAAGTCTTGGTCTTGGTCTAGGTCTAGGTCTTGGGCTTGGTCTAAGTCTTGGTCTAGGTCTAGGTCTTGGTCTGGGTCTTGGTCTAGGTCTTGGGCTTGGTCTAGGTCTGTGTCTTGGTCTAGGTCAAGGAGTAAGTGACATCATGAACAATGCAGTGACATGTTGTTCGAAGTCTGGGTCTAGTTGTTGGTCTAGGCCTTGGTCTAGGCCTTGGTCTAGGTCTATGTCTTGGTCTAGGTCTTGGTCTATGTCTTGGTCTGGGTCTGTGTCTAGGTCTTGGTCTGGGTCTGGGTCTGTGTCTAGGCCTAGGTGTTGGTCTTGGTCTGGGTCTAGGTCTTGGTCAAGGAGTAGGTGACATCATGAACAATGCAGTGAAATGTTTTCGGTCTTGGTCACGGTCGGCGTTGGTGTCGTGGTCGTGGTCGAGGTCGTGGTCGTGGGCATGGTCGGGGTCAGGGTCACGGTCGGTGTCGTGGTCACGGTCACGGTCAGGGTCGTTGTCACGGTCGCGGGCGCGGTAGTGGTCTGGGTCGTTGTCTAGGTCTAGGTCTAGGTCTAGGTCTTGGTCTTGGTCTAGGTCAAAGAGTAAGTGACATTATGAACAATGCAGTGACAGGTTGTTGCAAGTCTAGGTGTTGGTCTGGGTCTTGGTCTGGGTCTAAGTCTGGGTCTTGGTCTATGTCTTGGACTGGGTCGTTGTTTGGGTCTTGGTCTGGGTCTAGGTCTAGGTCTAGGTCTTGGTCTTGTTCTTGGGTTGGGTCTTGGTCTTGGTCTGGGTCTTGGTCTGGGTCTTGGTCTGGGTCGTTGTCTGGGTCGTTGTCTGGGCCTAGGTCTAGGTCTAGGTCTGGGTCGTTGTCTTGGAGTAAGTAACATTATGAACAATGCGGTGACAGGTTGTTGGAAGGCTTGGGGTGGGTCTTGGTCTGGGTCTAAGTCTGGGTCTTGGCCGTTGTCTGGGTCTTGGTCGTTGTCTGGGGTTGGGTCTTGGTTTTGGTCTGGGTCGTTGTCTAGGTCTAGGTCTAGGTCTTGGTCTAGGTCTTGGTCTTGGTCTAGGTCTTGGGCTTGGTCTAGGTCAAAGAGTAGGTGACATTATGAACAATGCAACGATAAGTTGTTGGAAATCTTGGTCTAGTTCTAGGTCTAATTCTGGGTCTTGGTATAAGTCTTGGTCTAGGTCTAAGTCTTGGTTTAAGTCTTGGTCTTGGTCTAGGTCTAAGTCTTGGTCTAGGTCTTGGTCTGGGTCTAGGTCTAGGTCTAGGTCTTGGTCTAGGTCAAAGAGTAAGTGACATTATGGCATGTCCTAACATAACACAACGGATAGAGACGATGCTGCTGACAAGGAACATAAATGGTTATTCTCTCTGGGATGTCCCAAAGGGTGTAGAGCCTTGGCAGATGTCGGGAAGCTCGACGTGGAAGTTTAGTCTCAATGAGTACTATCAGTATTGCTGCGATATAACAAAGAGTCAGGCTGGTTGGCTGCTCAACGGCAAGGAACTCGCACGTGATAAGTTCGTGCGGGTTGAAACATCTGTACCCGAATTGTTACACATGGGCCTTGATATATCGTTTATGTCACGCAACCCGTGGGACCACCCGGAGCGTTTCCCACAGTTTGACCGTGTGCTTGCGGCGAAGCGGATGGTGAAGTATGGCATATGGCGTACTTGGTTTGCGTGGTATCCAGTACGCATCGACAGCAAGTGGGTGTGGCTGCAATTTGTCAAGCGCATCTCGACATATGACGACGACTGCGTGGTGTGTTGGGAGTACAGATATCGGGGCAAGAGACAAAAAGCGTCCTAAGATAAAGGTGAAGGAGTATTTCTATCATGTTTTCCGTACGACAGAAAAGAGAAATAGCCGATCAAGTGCAGAAGATTCTTCGGGACACCAACCACCCTGAGCTTCCTGAAGGGGAAATTGTGTTTACACTATCTGTGAAGGGGAAGGAGGTTTGGAGTTGGGCCAATATAGCAAACAATGGCGCAGTTCTTGAACCCTCTGTGAACCCCCATAATGAACGCATGGATACAAAACAGGTCACGAAAGAGGAAGACAACGATGACGATGATCTTGGATGGGAAGACGAAGAGGAAGAGGAGGATGACGATGATTTTGAATGGGGAGAGGAAGAGGAAGAGGAGGATGACGATGACGACGATAATGATGGCCGCTACGATGGCGATTACGACGATGAGGAGATATGATGGCCAAGACCAAGAAATACTTTGTCAGTGATTTACTGATGCGTCATGTGAGAACGGTATGCCCAGACACGGGCGTTGAAGGCACGGTCAACCTTCCTGAAGGATGCGCGGGGATTCTATTCGTGTTCAGGACAAAGAAAGCGTTGAAAGATTGGCTGGGAAAGAGTGGGAACGTACTGGCTGAATGTGAGCCTACGCATCTTGAGAGTCAATCTTAAACAAAACTTGCGGAGGTGACTACAAAGATGTCTATATGGAGAGAAACGGAACACGACCGTGCCCAAGAACTTGTTGTCGTTAAGAAACTTGTCAAACGAATAAATGGCGGTCGATTCACATTCAGGAAGGTAGAGCCACCACACCCCTTTGATTTTGCACTTATACAAGGAGACAGAGTGCGTGCAGGTGTGGAAATAAAATGTAGAAAAGGACCTCCACGAGATACATTCTGGTTAGATTTGCATAAATATATTGCCATGAAGCAGTGGCAGGAACGAAGCCGTCTAAAGTTGATGCTGGCCTATTGGTGGTCAGGGTGTCCCAATTACGTATTGTACAACTTTATTAGCCTCCTTCCCGATTATCCGATGCTGGGAATGGCCAGACGCTCCCCAGAAAAAAATCGCAATGACACATGCGACGACGATATCGTGGTTTGTCTTCCAGCATCTTGCTTTGTTAATCTTTCTACACGAGTTCGGAGAAAACACACATGAATTCAACTGAATACATCAAACACGTCAAACGAACAGAGTCACCTTCCTTCGATATGATCGAGCCCAGACTTCTACACGGTATTATAGGCGTGTCCACGGAGGCGGGGGAGTTGCTGGACATCATAAAGAAGTCCTTGTTCTATGGACGGACTGTTGATGTCGCCCATGTCAAAGAAGAAGTGGGAGATAGCCTCTGGTACTTGGGCGTTATCTGTGATGTGCTTGGATGCACATTCGAAGAATTGATGGATGAAAATGTTGCCAAGTTGAGGCATCGTTACCCAGAGCAATTCAAAGACGTGGTTGAACGAGACTATGCTGGCGAGCGTGAAGCTGCGGAAGGACTTAAAGAACACTACAGCCCGTCCCCGGAGAATAGCTGATGCTTCCTGTCTCCTGCGAAGCCTATAAATTGATACACGAAGGTGCTATTGCGTTAGCCCAAGTCGAAGCGGACGGCATCAGAGTTGATAGGAAATATCTGAGAGCAGAGATCACAAAGGTTTCGATAGATATTGCCAATGCTGTCTGTAGAATCAAAGAAGATAAAATCTATCGTCTTTGGATAAGGAGATTTGGGAAGCAGGCGAATATAGGTTCTCGCCAACAGTTAGGTAAGATTCTGTTTGAGGATATGGGACTTGAGTGCTGTCAACGAACACAAACAGGCAGACCAGCCATAACGCAGGAAACTCTACAAGACACCAAGCTACCATTCGTTGTAGATTACTTACAGTATCAGAAGTTGATAAAGGTCCGAAGCACATACCTCTATGGAATCCTCCGGGAAGTTGATCCCGATGGCTTCTTACACCCATTTTACAACCTACACATTGCGCAGACTTATCGCTCTTCATGTGACTCTCCCAACTTCCAGAATATCCCTGTCCGTGACGAGCAGATGATGCAGATGGTACGGAGGGCGTTTCTGCCAAGGCCGGGAAATCAACTGATCGAGGTGGACTACAGTGGGGCAGAGGTTGCTTCTGCAACATGCTACCATCATGATCCGACGATGGTTGAGTATATTGTCAACCCCGCCAAAGACATGCACCGTGACATGTCACGGTTCTGCTACATGCTCAAGAAAAGCGATGTGGATAAGAAGATTCGCGGATGTGGAAAAGGCATGTTTGTCTTCTCTCAATTTTACGGAAGCTACTACGTCAAGAATGCGATTGCCTTGTGGGATGCCATAGACGAATTAGGATTATGCAAACCGGACGGAACCAGCCTGCACAAACACCTGCGACGAAAGGGCATCCGGGAAAGAGGGGCCTGTACAGGTGGAGAGCCGCCTGCCCCCAAGACGTTTGAGGCTCACATCAAGGCTGTCGAAGATTACTTCTGGAATGACCTGTTTCCGGTCTACGCTCAGTGGAAACGCGATTGGTATGCAGAGTACTTGAGAACAGCGAGCTTCGAAACACTTACAGGGTTTCGCTTCGAAGGGGCACTGGACCGAAAGAAGGTCATTAACTACCCGATACAAGGAACGGCCTTTCACTGGCTACTGTGGTCTTTGACTCAGGTAGTTAATAAAGAGCTTGCCAAGGCGAAGATGCGAACACGAGTCGCGGGGCAGATTCATGACTCGATTGTTTCGGACGGTCCTCCGGAAGAACGTGACGACTATCTAGCCTTGATGAATCATATCATGACGAAAGCTATTAGGGATCACTGGACGTGGATTGATGTCCCCCTTACAATCGATGCGGACGTGGCTCCGGTCGGTGCCCCGTGGTCGGAAAAAGCCAAATACAAAATGGAGTGACATTATGAAGGACGAGCTGTACAAACGATACCGCCCGAAGATGCTGATGGATGTTGTAGGACAAGACGGGGCTGTGGAATCCATCCAGTCCATGTTGAAAAATGAGGACGTTCCGCACGCGATCCTTTTTAGCGGACCCAGTGGCTGTGGAAAGACGACACTGGCACGCATTCTCAAGGATGCACTTAACTGCTCCAAGTACGATTTCACGGAGCTGAATTCGGCATCCCTTCGTGGTATCGACGATGTCCGGTCGATACAGCGGGTAGTCGAGCGGGCTCCCATGAAAGGGGACTGTCGGGTATGGATCATTGACGAGTGCCACCGTATGACAACGGACGCCCAGTCTGCCATGCTCAAGACGCTGGAGGACCCTCCGACACATGCCTACTTCCTTCTCTGCACAACGGAGCCCAGCAAGCTGCTACGGACGATTCGTACACGATGTATGGACATCAAGGTGAACCCCCTTGCAGATTCGGATATCAAAAAAGTTATCTCCGCTATCTGCAAGAAGGAGAAGAAAAAACTACCAACAAATGTGTTAGAAAAGATCGTGGAGAACAGTGGTGGATCAGCCCGGCAAGCGGTCGTGTATCTCCAGCAAGTTGTTGGTTTGAAATCCACATCGGCCATGCTGGAAGCGATTGTCCCGGAGGCGGCACAAAAGCAGGGGATCGACATCGCCCGCGCCATCTTCTCAGGAAAGCGGTGGTCAGACATGGTGAAAGTACTGAGGAATGTCACCGAAGACCCTGAAACAATTCGTCGCATCGTTCTTGGGTATGCCCGTACGATACTGCTTTCTGGCAATCTGGACAAGGCCAGACGGGCTTACGATGTCATCGAGGCGTTTGGCACCCACTTCTTTGATTCCGGGAACGCAGGGCTGGCAGGGGCTTGTTTTGAACTTTTTGAAACAAAATGAAAATCTTTTTCGTCCACTGGGTGGGGTCTCGTGCGTATAATATACTGTAAACACCTGATACTATCAAGACACACTCACACATGAAAGGATACCCATGATTGACTACGATCAGATACTCTTTATCGACAAGCACTGTTTGGATGAAGAATGCGTGAACCAGCCCCGGCTGTTCTCAGAATTTGCCAAACGTGCGGCAGAATTATGGGTGAAGGTCGAGGAGATGAAAAGCAAGGCAGACATTGCCAAGAGCAGGCTGGAGGAAGTCCGTGCGAAAATCTACCTTGGTATGAAGAAAACCCCCACCAAGTATGGTCTCCCGGAAAAGCCCACTGAGAACCACCTCGATGCAGCCATTACTGTTCGCAAAGCATATCAAAAGGCTCTGGCCGCTTATCAAAAGGCGTGCTTCGACATCGTTGCCGTGAAGACGGAGCATTCGTTTCTGTCGGATTTCCTGAAGGCCCTCGACATGCGAAAGTTCGGCATCAGCGAGTTGATCGAACTGCATGGCCGCGATTATTTCTCTGAGCCAAAGACAGCGAAAGGAGGAAAGGTCAGCATGGAGGAATTACTAGGTGAGATGACCCACAAGAAAGTTCTGGGGCATCTGAACAAGAAGAAAAAAAAGGTTCAGAAAAGGAAATAGGAACATGGCGACAAGTCACATCTTAGTTGGTTTGTTGGCCGCTATAATAGCACTTCCCCCACTGGTGTATTTCGTCATGAAGATGGGAGTCGTGGGCTATTACAAAGGCAAGGAGTTTGTTAGAGATTTTGTAGACAGTCAGGGAACCAAAAAGCCGTAGGTAAAAGTCAACAATCAAGCCAAAGGAGCATCAAACATGAGCGTCAAGAAACGGAAGAAAGCAAAGAAGGAAAAGAAGCTACAGAAGAAGATGTCAGCACGTGACGCAGCCATTCGCCACAGTCAGCAGGATGACGGTGGGTTTACACCAACCCTGATGGACATCCCCTCAAACATCAACAGGGTTACTGTCGCCAAGGGCGAAATCCGCAAGTTCGACATCCTGCCGTTTTATGCGGGACCCAACAACCTCTACAGTGACGAAGGCCAAGTCACGTATGAACGCACGATCTGGGTGCATCGCGGTATCGGGGCCAATCGAAACGATTACCTCTGTCTGGCCAAGAACTTCAACAAGGCGTGTCCGATCTGTGAGTTCAGAGCGCAGCAGATCAAAGAAGGGACCTACGATGAAAAGCTCGTCAAAGACCTTGCCCCACGGCAACGTCAGCTGTGGTGGGTTATTGACACTGAAGATCGAGACGCTGGACCCCAGTTGTGGAATTTCAGCTTCCACAATTTCGGCAAGGCACTGAAGGCGAAGATCAGAAATGCTGACGACGAGGATGATTACGGCTCGTTCGCAGATCGTCCGGGGGGCATGACCCTAAAACTGGGTATTGGCGAAGGGCAGATGGGCAAGCTCCACCTCATCGTCGAGGACATCGAGTTCAAGAAAAGGAAGATCGACTACGATGACGATCCGCTGGAAGGTTATCCCGCCTTTGACGACATGCTCAAGGTTCCGGACTACGACGAGCTGAAAGTCGCTTTCCTCGAAATGGATGGTGTCCATGGCGATGATGACAGTCCTTCGAAGAAAACATCAAAGAAGACCAAGGTCGAGGACGATGTCGAGGACGATGTCGAGGACGATGTCGAGGACGATGTCGAAGAAGAAGATGTCGAAGAAGAAGATGTCGAAGAAGAAGAGTGGGA